ATGTGGAAATATGTAACGATTGGTTTAGTAGCGGTGACGTCGTTATTGCTCCTTGGCTTTGCGGGGATGATCATAAACGCATTCCTAAATTGACTGGCAAATATATGTTTGGGCACTTTGAACTGCCCGGTTACTTGATGAACGCTATGGTAGAAATGCCAGATTCTGGCGAAGTGCGAAGAGAAGACTTTGAAAATTTTGAACATGTATTTACCGGACACTTCCACAAGCGACAGACTAAAAAAAATATTACCTACATCGGTAATGCGTTCCCTCACAATTATGCAGATGCTGGTGACGACGAACGAGGACTCACTGTACTGGAGTGGGGAGGAACGCCTGCGTTTCATGCTTGGCCTGCTCAACCGACCTATAGGGTTTACGGGCTCGCCAACCTTATTGATAACGCTGGATCTCTTCTTAAGCCCAAGATGCATGTGCGTGTTGGACTAGACATTGAGATTTCATACGAAGAAGCCAACTTCATCAAAGAAACATTCATCCGAGACTACGACTTGCGTGAAATGAGTTTGATACCAAACAAGAACTCGGATGTAGATACAGACATGGCGCCAGGCGAAATCAAGTTTGAATCAGTAGATCAAATTGTCACAGACCAACTCACAAACATTGAGTCAGAATTCTACGACAATCGACTACTGTTGAAGATTTACCAAAACTTATGAAATTATATTTTACTGGATGCAGTCACACTTATGGAGACGATTTAACGGATCGCAATCAAGCATGGCCTGCGTTAATTTCTAAAAAGTTAAATTGTGATTTTGTGAACGATGCTGTCAGTGGCGGTTCTAACGATCGCATCATGTATAGAACTGTCAAACATGCTAACGAGTTTGATCGGTTTTACATTGCTTGGACTTACACATCTAGATTTACTCGCTACAGATTTGACAACAATCATGATGTAAATTTTAACTTGCAACTAAAACATTCATTGTATGGTCAATGCCCTGAATTCAAAGAATACGGAAAATTGCATTATGTATTTTGGAACAACGAGCTTTATAATTTTAAACTTTGGCTTCAAAATATTGTGTTGTTACAACGATATTTAGACAGCATCAACAAGCCATATGTTATGCTAAATGCAAATCATAATCATGTTACTCGATGGAGTACCGATTGGCATTTGTTTAATTCTAGTGTACAATCATTACTGTGTTTTGATCACATGGATGACGAAACCCTATATAACGAACATTTAGAAATACAAACGTTGTTAAAACAAATAGATATTAGCACTTACATAGGTTGGGATTCTTGGTGGATAACAAAATTGCACAAAGAATACCCAGTTGGTCTGACTAGCCATCTATTAGAAGATGGACACATTGCCATAGCCAATACAATACTAGCACATGATACAAATTAAAAATCTTACTGTTCGAAACTTTATGAGTGTGGGCGCAGCCACACAAGCTATTGACTTTGACCGCACGGACCTTACACTAGTGTTAGGTGAAAACTTAGACCTAGGTGGAGACGGATCACGCAACGGCACAGGTAAAACCACAATCATTAATGCACTAAGTTATGCATTGTACGGACAAGCATTGTCAAACATCCGCAAAGACAACCTAGTAAACAAGACCAATGCCAAACACATGTTGGTTAGCCTGGACTTTCACATCAACGGCACAGACTACAAGATTGAACGTGGGCGCAAACCCAACGTGCTCAAGTTCTATGTCGACAACGAACACAAGGCCGCAGAAGATGAAGCACAAGGGGATTCAAGAGAAACACAAGACGCCATAGAGCGTATTATTGGCATGAGTCATGACATGTTCAAACATGTGCTGGCCTTGAACACCTACACCGAACCGTTCCTAAGTTTAAAAGCCAATGACCAACGCACTATTATTGAGCAGTTGTTGGGAATTACTTTGTTGAGTGAACGTGCTGACCGCATCAAAGAACTCAACCGTCAGACCAAAGATGCCATCCAGTCTGAAGAGTTCAGAATTCGTGCTGTGCAAGAAGCCAACAAGCGCATTGAAGAACAGATTGAAAGTCTAAAGCGTAGACAAGTGCTTTGGCAAAAAAAGTACGATAGTGACTTGGCTTATCTAGTTGGGCAGTACGACGATCTGGCAAAGATTGATATCGAAGTAGAACTGTTGGCTCACAAAGATCTAGCTGTGTGGTCCGCAAGAAAACAACGACAAGATGCATATACTGCTCTTGTTAGTCGGCAAACTGCTTGGAAACAAAAGCAAGACAAAGATATTAGTGAGCTAGAATCAACCTACAACAAACTCAGTCATATCAACATCTTGGCAGAACTTCAAGCACACACAGATTTGGCTGCTTACATTCAAAAAGCCAAAGACATTGTGGATCTTGAAAAATACATTGCTCGATGTGTGGCAGACGAGGCCAAAGAACAAAAGGTCATCGACAAACTTAAGGCCGAAATTGAAGAATTAAAAAATCACAAGTGCTATGCTTGCGGGCAAGACTTCCATGATACCAATCATGAAACAGTATTGGCAACAAAAGAAAAAGCCTTGCAAGAAGCGGCGCTGCAAGCATTGTCTATCAATACTCAGTGGATAGAAAATACAGATGCATTAAAAGCATTAGGCAAGCTAGGTAATAAACCCACAACACATTATCGAACAGAAGCAGAAGCTATCCGACATTCTGGCGAGTTGGAAAACATTCAGCACAAGATTGATGCCAAACATGCAGAAACAGATCCTTATGCTGAACAGTTGGCAGAACACACATCTGTAGAAGTTGGCGCACAGCCTGTTACGCATTATGATACTGAAACACAAGCAATTGATCATCGCAGTCGCATGAACACAATGCTAACACAGATCAATGGTAAAGCACTAGAGACTGATCCATATACAGAACAAATTACTGAAATGCAACAACAGGCATTGCAGATAGTAAGTTATGATCATTTGAACGAACTTACTAGAGTGCAAGATCATCAGGACTTCTTGCTCAAACTGCTGACCTCAAAAGACTCGTTTGTGCGCAAGAAGATTATTGAACAAAATTTGAGCTATTTAAATCAACGTCTCACACACTACTTGGATAGGATTGGATTGCCACACACTGTCAAATTCATGAATGACTTGACAGTGAGTATTGAAGAACTGGGTCGTGAACTGGACTTTGATAACTTGAGTCGTGGCGAACGCAATCGACTAATTTTATCAATGTCATGGGCATTCCGTGACGTCTGGGAAAGTTTATATTCGCCAATCAACTTGTTGTTCATTGACGAGATGATTGACAACGGCCTAGACACACAAGGTGTAGAGAATGCATTAGGCTTGCTGAAGAAGATGAGTCGCGAACGACACAAATCAATCTGGTTGGTCAGTCACAGAGATGAACTTACCAGTAGGGTGGAGAACATTCTCAAGGTCATCAAAGAGAATGGCTTTACTAGCTACAACACGGACATAGAAATAGCGTGAAGATATTGATTACAGGCACTGCTAGTGGTGTTGGCCAAGAGTTAGCGTTAAGACTAAAAAATTACCATGTTGTGGCGCTAACAAGACAGCATGTAGATCTAGCAGATATTTCAGCGGTGTCTAATTACACACCAGAAACATGTGACATTTTAATCAACTGTGCTGCCACAGACGTGGGTGGTAAAATTGATTTTGTTAATCATACTACCCAGCATGTGGTTGACATAATGACCACAAATGTATTGTCTCCGATGATTTTAAGTAAAAAAGTTCTGTCAGCTAATCCTAATTGCAAAATTGTTAATATTACCAGCACCAACGTCAACAGATACTATCCTAACAATTTAGCATACAGTTTGAGTAAACAGGCATTGTCAGACTTTGGATCCATGCTAAAACTTGATTATCCAGATCTTCAATACCTAGAAGTTAGACTTGGACTTACCAAAACAAATTTTAACAACAACAGATATCGTTACAATCAAGAAAGATACAATGATGTATACACCAATCGTCATCTATCAGTTGACCACGCAGTAACTAGAATTATAAATGTGTTGTTTGATTCTTCTATCAAGGTGGTTGAGATTTCACCATGAAGTATCCTTGGCAACTGTATCATTGGCATTTTGAAGTCAGCGGAAAATGCACCTTAAAATGTCCTCGGTGTCCAAGAAACGACACTGACCCAGTTCCGTGGCTTAACAAAGAGTTAGATTTAAATTTTTTTAAAAATTTGCTAAGTCCTGATCTATTGAAAAATACTGTTCAACGCATTACCATGTGCGGAGACATAGGTGATCCTATCTATGCCAGTGAGTATCTTGAAATTGTTGACTATATCAAAACACACAATGATAAAATTCATGTGTATACTATTACCAATGGTAGCTATAGAAAACAAGATTGGTGGAAAGAATTTGCTAAAATCAGCAACGAGTATGACACTATAAATTTTAGTGTAGACGGATATGACGATCAAACCAATAATCTGTACCGTGTGGGAAGTGATTGGGACAGCATCATGTCTGGCATGAATATCATGTGTCAACACAGTTTAGCATTTGTATACTGGGCTGTGATTTTGTTTCAATTCAATCAAGATCATGTTGATCGTATTGAACAGCAAGCTCGTAGTATAGGATGCGATGGATTGCAGTTAACATACAGTACTAAATTTGGCAGCAAGTACGGATCAGCATACGGTGGAACAAATGACGAACTAGAACCACGCATTGAGTTCGTTAGCAAAACACATCGTTACGAAAGATACTTTCGACAACTAAGCAATAGAGTAGTTCCAAATCAAAATTATCTTGAACATAATAAAAACAAGTATTTTGAAATCAAACAAAAACACAATAATTTTATCACACCAATGTGTGAAATTGGAAACCGTGGATTGTATGTTAGTGCAGATGGAATTTTACACCCTTGTAGTTGGGTCAGCTATCCATACACTAGCATGAACACTGATCGCAAAACTATATTTTTTAAAGATAGTTTTCATCAAGTTCATAGAAATGCATTGAGTTTAAAAACAAGACCACTGGATGAAGTGTTAAATGACCCAATTTGGGATAAACTATTTAGAACGTTTGATTCACCTCAATCTGCATGGGTAGAATGCGAACAAAAATGTAATTGTAATTTGGTTGATCAAGAGTACGCAATCGGTTGGTTAACCAACTAAAAATCACTGTAAGGCAACATAAGAGATAACTATAACACAACAGACAACCCCATCAAACGCACATGACATGGCTTTATCAAGATACCCCAATTGAGACACTGCCCGAAGAATGTGTAGGTTTTGTTTATCTAATCACAAATAATCTATCTGGACGCAAGTACATAGGCAAAAAACTCGCAAAATTTAGTAAGACAACATACAAAATAGTCAAACAAAAGAACGGCACAAAGAAGCGGAAGAAGATACGATCAAAGATCGATAGCGATTGGAGAGAGTACTACGGGTCAAGCCCAGAATTAACCGCAGATGTAATCAAATTAGGCACCGAAAACTTTACCAGAGAAATACTTTACTATTGCAAAAGCAAGTCTGAATGTAGTTACATTGAAGCAAGAGAACAGTTCACAAGAAAAGTATTAGAATCAACAGATTATTACAACGGCCATATTCAAGTTCGTGTGCATGGCTCACACATCATCAACAAACTTTAATCACGACTCTGTGCTGAGTGTTATGGCTCAGCCCCATTGAGGAACGGTGCAATACCCGGTCCAGACTTGGGCGTCAAAGGTAACTGTTAACTTAAGGCAGCAAATGGTTGGGGCAATGAGAAAAAGCAACCCCTGCTCGTAGGACTTGGATCTATTCCGGGTTACTAGGGTTCCGTTGATATGTGAAGCTAGAGTAGGGGGTACCGGTCAACCGCCTCCGTGTGTGCAAACACAATCTCTTTAGAATAGATGACTGGGCTACTCGGATGATGCTCTCTCATGTTCACCGTGCATACGGTGAATTATGACCAGTTAATCTGGATGATACTAATTCAAGAAACAGTTAGTTGATGAACGAAGTGAAATCAACAGACTTGCGTAGCAAGTCTTGAATATATATCCAGAACTGGATGTATGTTAGGTTCTAAAAGTTTATACAGATCTTGCGCATTAGATGGAAATTTTTCTAATTGCCACGTTTTTAAATTTAATCCGTGTTGGTAAATTAAACAGTGTTGTATAACAATTTCTTGTTCAAAAGTTAAATTGCCTATTTCATAATACCAATTGTTTACAATGGCATTTACTATGTGGTCAACGTTAATATTAAATTCTAGTATATTGAGTTGCATTGCTTGCCAATTATGATATACGTCAACCCATTGGTCCCATACGTTTATGTTGATCGTAACATTTAAAAACTTCATTATTTTTTTGATTGTATTTTTACCATTATACCATAACGACTGTGCATCAACATGACAATACCGGGCAGTCCTATTAATCTCTAAATCTTCCATCAGTGTGCTAGTATCAAACGGCCTTGTACATAACGCTAATCGTTCTCTGTGGTCCCATACATTGGTTAATCCGTTTTGTTCCCAATGTTTAATACTGTCGGCAAAAAATAATTGATCTATATGATCAACGTTTTCTACAGAAGAAGTTGCAGATTTATTTAAAAAATACATTCGCTCCAGCGAACGAGTTTGGGTTGTATACAATATATTATGTTTGCTTGTAGACACATAAACAACTTTTATACCAGAGTCGATAACAGAATTAATCATTTTTGCATAATCATCTTGTTGATATTGGTGTATTTGTCTTTGTTTTTTAGTATCAAGATTATCAAAAATATTCAATTCTTTGCCTGCAAGATCTGCATGCAATACACACGGATAAAACGACAACAATTCAGTGTTAGAAATTGTTGTCAATTGATTAATACATTGCCAGGCACGATTGTGCCCAGATGGATGATTTTTTTTGTGTCCGTGAGCATTTGTTTTTAACACAGGATTGGTTGAGAGTGGAATCCAATCTAATTTTCTAGTAGAATAAAATTTATTTTTGCCAGATAGAAAATGTATGCTCCAGTCTAAAAAAGTACATCCTACACTTATAGGACTAGTTACACAGACAATATTGTTCATACAAATGTATCTGGCCAATCTCTAAACAGTGCATGTTGAATAGTGCCTGAAACAAACTGATTGAATGACTTGTGTTTCTCTTCGAGTTCACCTTTGAGTGGTGCTACACGTCGGAATGCTGAGTCCATTTGCCCCATGTCTCGAAACTCCATCAAGATCATCCATTCGGGCATGTCTGCAATTGAACGAAAGCCCATCTTGCATCTAGTGATTCTATACGATTCCATCTTGCCTTCAGAGATGAGATGATCAAAGAAACTTTTCATTCCGTTCACCCAGTCTAAGTCTGAAATGTCGCCTTCTTTGTCTGCCCAAATTGTATAAATGTCCATGTTAACTCCTTTCTTTAAAATAATCTTGCATTGTACCTTCTCGGTGTAAATCACTAGTGACACAATGTATACCGCCATCCCAAAAATATCTATGACGGAACGGAACTATGTGTGGTGTAATTCCGTAACGATCCAGCGCATCGAACACCTGTTTGTTGTAGTTGAATACTATGACATTTTTGGGATCAATGATCAGCATGTTTACGTCAAACACAGTTTCTTCTACATAACCGGTCCAGTGACCTAGCCATTGTTCTACAGTGTCAATCACTGCTTGATCATACTCAAATCCAGGTATCCACCACTTGCCTTTATTTTTCTTTTTGATCCCTAGAAATGGAGACACTGCTGACCAACTCTGTCCGGGAAGATATACCACTTCCCATCCAGGAAATGTATCTGCGTATGTGGGCACATCCATAAGACTGATAATTAACCCTGGAGCCACTGGGCAATATGTGCCATCGCTGTGCCCACCAGTGTTGACAATATGATTTCTTGTGTTTGTGAATTCTTTGTTTATGGATTTTTGGTATGCTGTTGTGTCTTGATCGTACGACTGTGTTCCAAAATACAAATCTTTTCCAATTCTTGTCAACATGGCGCCGTTGACATGCGAGCCCGATTGTGATTTAACTACGTTGCCTTTTGATCTTATATGCTCAAAAATTTTATTGTATTCTGAATTAAAATTTTGTACGTTGCCAAAATCAAATACAGTTTTACATTCGTGTATGATATGTTCAGGCAATTGATTGAAGTCATTCCAGCTGTTGCATTCGGGCCACGCAGGATCTTTTATGTTAGTGTACGATTTTGGAATAAAATCTGATGAATAATCTTCATAAAATTTATCACCAACCATCACTGTGTAATCTCTAGGAGTCATAGGAGGAGGAACATATCGGCCGTTGACTAATGTTTTTTCTGGAAGATCAGGGCGTAACACCTCAACACCAAACTCTTGAAGCTTTTTAATAATGTTCTGATAATCTTCTTCAGTCTCAATTGCAATCTTTTCAAAAAGACTTCTCACATGTGGTACTGTAATCCAAGAATAAAATTCAGGAGGGTAACTGCGTCCTACTACACAGACTTTCAATGGATCCCAGTGTTGATATACGCTATACATTATTCTAACGGTCCTAGTATTTCAAATCCTGCCATGTCGGATTTGTATAAGTGTGCTTGCTCAAGGTACAGATATTGGAATCCTCGTTCCTTGTAGATAGCACACTCTGCTTTCATTGTTTCAATACCCAAACGCAACTTGGGCTTGTGATAGGTCCATGCAAACTGATCACACAAGGCATTGTGCTGATCAAACTTGCGAATCAAACTGAACGCTACCAATCGATCTTGGTCGTAGTAGCCAATTATCTCTGCCATTGGGTCATTGTAGCGACTGTGGAATATGGGCATCACTGACGCAAAGTGTTTGTAGATGCAGTAGGTTCTGTATATGTCATCTAGCCGAGCCAGCACATCGGGTTCGCGACTGGTGATATACTGCCACTTCACAGTTGGCGTATAATTTGTTTTTGTTAGATCAATTCGTGCAAACTGATAACTCATCTTGGATCTCGACGATGTTCAAACAGACCCGCAAGGTATTCTTCTGGCCAGTTGTGATAGAAGCCTTTTTCTGCCATGGTATGTGCTTTGTTGTTTAAGTCGCTGAGGCTTTGCACAAGAGCCAATGCATACTTGCCTTGATTCATGCACACGCCGTTGACCATTTCCACATCTGCGGGGTGATCTTCTAATGCAATGATATCTGCTTTTAGGAGGTGTTCGTTATTGGCATTTTTCAAACTGCCACTGAATATTTCGTATGGCCAAGCCACAGGATCGTACACATAGATTATAACTTCTCGATCACCCATGCCCCAACGTGCTTGATTCTTTAAATCAAAATAAGGATCCACGCCCAGTCGCACGTCGTAGCTTTTTTTCATGCGTGCTGAGCGTGCATACGGACAAGGTGCCCAGCCTCCTAGAGCAGGATGTGGAACTTCCACAAAGTTCACAATCCACTGTTCGATATCTTGTTTAACTGTTTCTATATCCATTAGAAGAAAGGCAATCCAGATTTTTTAGTTGTTTCCATGTTTTCTTTGGCAAGTTCAGATATCATATCTCGTTCTGCAGGGCTTAGTTGCAATACCTGTTCATAAGTTATGCCTCCTCTCATATGCCACGCAAGCTTCAAACTCTGTGCCTTGATATCTTTAGCATCTTTTTCCATGCCGTTGACCAGTTCGGCAATTTGTTCAGATGTAGAGTTTAGGAGGCGACTGCGAAAAAACTTGTTGAATCCAATGTTATTGTTTGTTCGTAATTGTGATTACAATTGCTACACACAACTGGCACAGGACGAAGTTCAGAATTTTCTCTCATTTGAACAGCATGGTCTCGAACAATATTGAATAAGTTGCGATCACAATTGTTGAGAAAGTCTTCTATAAAATCAAATTCAGTCACAAATGCACTTGGTGTACGAATACCAGCAATAGAATTTGCAATAGCCATGATAGTGAGCTTGGTTACTTCTTTAACTGCTACATTTAGTTGTGCAAGTTTTTGTTCTTCGGTTCCGCCTGAATCTGGAATAGATTGAATAAGTCGTTGTTGTTCAAATTGACGAGTATTTAATGTATTTTGTGTTTGGTAGTCTACTGATTTAAAAAACAATTCAAGGTCACCGTGTTTTACAGATTTTGAATAGTCTATTTTGTTAAGATTACCAAGTATTGTGTGTAAGTCTAATGTGTATTCACCTTCAGTATTGCAGGCTGGACAAGTGCTGCTGATATCCATCTCGCTATTGTAAGTGGCAATACGTATGGCAATCAAAATAGAAGTCAAGTCCACAGACGGAGTTTTCCAGGCATTTTTAATACCTGGAATGCAACTTTGTATCACATTTACCACAGCTGATCCGTTGAACAATGCGTCAGGTGTGCGATATGTGATTTCGTCCATGGCAGTCATAGGCAACACTGGCAATTCTTTGTTGGGCGGAAGGTCAAGGCTGCCAGCTTCCCAAAATTGCCCGTCACTGGGCAGCTTCAAATACAAAGCAGGTTGTCTAAAAAATTGTTTCAGCGGGTTCGCAGTTTGGGTCATAAATCACCTATAAATATAATTCTACTTATAGGTATAAATCAATGGCCTCCACAGAACAAGAACATGCTGAATTATTAGCCGAGATAAATCGACAATTACAAGAGTTTGGCCGTGTGTTACCTAACACTCAAGCAAGTTTGGATGCGTCCAGTATCGAAGGCGTAAAATCAGCAAAAGCATTTAAAACTGGGCTAGATGCCGCTGGACAAGCTGCTCTAGACATAGGCAAGGCCTTTACTGCTGCTGCTGGTGAAATGTATCGCGGCGAAAAAGGCATGAAAGCCTACAATAAAAGCATTGATGCTGGTGCAAGTGCAGTAGGTAATCTGGCGTTGGCTGCTGGAAGTCTAGGTGTAGCATTTGGATTGTTATCTGGACCAATTGGATTGTTGGTAGTGGGTGTAGGTGCAGCGGTTAAAGGTCTAGCAGAATACACCAAAGCTACTAACGAGATGAGCGATCAACTGTTTGACTCGTTCCAAAAACTCAGTCGTGTGGGTGGTGCTGGTGCTGACAGCTTGCAAGGTGTTTATAACGACATGCAAAAACTGGGTCTTGGTGTTCAAGATCTAGACAAGTTTGTGGCATTAGTAGCCGGCAGTTCTAAAGAACTTGCAATGATGAGTGGTTCAGTAATCAAAGGACGTAGAGAATACGCTGAGATGAGCAAGGGCATGGAACGGTTCAAAGGGTCACTGATGAATTCGGGCATGACGCAGGATGAAATCAACGAAGGATCCATTGGCTATTTGAGAATACAAAGCCGCATTGGCATGACTCAGAAAAAGTCAGCTGATGAATTAGCAGCCAGCACAGCCAAGTATTTAGAACAACAAGATGCACTTACTCAGCTTACAGGATTAACTCGCAAAGAACAAGAAGCCACCAGAGAAGAAATTAGATCACAAGAAGCATTTGGTGCCAAGTTATTGCAGTTGAGAAATGCTGGTCAAGAAGACGCTGCTAAAGAATTAGAAGATACCTATATACTGTTGGCAAGCAAGAGCAAATCAGCAGCACAGGGTTTTGGGGATATTGCAACAGGCAACTTACGAACTGAAGCAGCTCAAAAGAGCATGAGAGCCACACAAGGTGAAAGCATGCGAACTGCTCAAGCACTGGCCGCTGGACAACTCAAAGCAGCAGAAGGCGCTGATTCAATTGCTCAAGCTCATGCTAGAACTCTTGACACATTTGGCGAAACTCAAGGGCAACTAGGAAACTACAACAAAACGTTTAGTGATTTTGGCGGAGATATGGCACTAAAGGCCGGACAGGCCAGTGGCGGATTTGCCAAGCAGGCAGCAGAGCTTGATAAGAACCGCAAAGCCATGGGCACTCAAGGTGGTAAAGCTCTAAGTGCTGAACAACAACGACAAGTTGATCTAGCTCAAACACAACAAAAGTCCATGCAGAACATGCAAGACTTTGTGAGATATGGTGTAGAACCGGCTACAAAAGCCACAGCCTGGTTTGCAGAAACTGTGGAGACTCTCACAAGTTTGTTGCCAGGTGCTGGCGCCGCAAAAGAACAAGTTGAACTTGCGCGGATGAAAAAATCAATGGAGGAAGAAAATGTAAAAATTGTTGAGGCAATGGAAAAACAAAAAAACTCAACAAATAAAGAAGAAATTGAAACAGCAAAATTAGCTGAAAAAACTGCTAGAGAAAAACGTGAATTATTAGATAAAGAACGAGCAGAATTTTTAAAAACTGCTAAACATTTTCAAGAAGAACGAAAACCAGGCACAGAACAGATGGCTACTACAGGCGGAGGAGCCGCAGTAGGTAATGCAAACATTGCAAATCAAGGAAAAAGAGCAGGATACAATCAAGGAAAAACAGCTGGAAGTAGCACACCAACAACACCTGCAGCACCTGCAAGTGGAGGAGCACCTGCAGCACCTGCAAGTGGAGGAGCACCTGCAGCATCAGCAGGGGGCGGAGGAGCACCTGCGGCACCATCACCTGCTCAAGCAGCAGCACCAGCAGCACCAGCAGTAGCACCAGCAGCAGCACCAGCAGCAGCACCAGCAGCAGCACCAGCAGCAGCAGCACCACCTACACCACCAAACTCAGGTGGCGGGGCAATACCAGTAGACGTTGCCAATTCAAAATTTAAAAAATATGCCGATGCAACAGGTACAGGGGCACTAGCAAAAAACATAGCCGCATATGAAAGCGGGCGAGCCGGATACAATGCATATAATAGAGGAACAATTGGTAATAAAATGATAGGTTCTGACAAACCTATTGATTTTAGCAAAATGTCAATCGACGAGTATCTTCGGCATGGTAAATTGAAATCCGGGGATCCAGATAAAATTTTTGCTGTGGGAAAGTACCAAATTATACCAAAAACTATGGAGGGATTGGTAAGCAAATTAAAATTAGAGCCTGAAAAAACACTTTTAGATAAAACTACTCAAGATATTTTATTCAATGAAGGTTTAATTAACCAATCCAGACCAAATGTAGCCGCTTATCTTGCAGGAAAGAGTAACGATAGAGATCTTGCTATATTGGATATGGCTAAAGAATTTGCTAGTGTTGGAGTACCTTACCCTGCAGGAAAAGCAACAGCACGTGGGCAATCATATTATGCAGGGATTGGTGGCAACAAAGCACACAATCCGCCAGAGGCAGTAGGTGCGGCATTAGATGCAGATAGAAAAAATGCTGTGACAGCAGCCGATGGTGGTATGTTTAGTGGACCAAAGTCTGGTTACTCAGCCACACTGCACGGCGACGAAGCAGTGATCCCACTTAACAAGGGTGCTGTACCAGTGGCTATGCCCAAAGATTTTATGGAAGGTATAAGCAAATATCAGTCTTTCATGGATCAAATTAAAGAAGGAATTGCAAAAACAAATAACAGTGCAGGCTACAAGGAAGAAGCAGAAAAAATTAAATCTCAGGGGTCAGCTGGATCAAATACAGACGCAATGGTAACAGCATTTAAACAACTGAGCGACGACCTAAAAGCACAAGCAGAAACCAATAGGGAACTATTTGAATCAATGCTAAGAGCACAAAACAACAGCAACGATATTCAAAGTAAGATGTTGCGTGTTGCTCAAAGCTAACGGTAAATAAACAACCATGGCAGAACAAAACAAACCCGGCTGGCGAAAATATTTTAAAGTAGCAGACACTTCTGGAGTAATGAGTCCAATTTCAGGCACCAACCAGTTTGGTTTTCCTGGATACGGCAAGAACGATGGCGGTATGGGCAACACCAATGAGTTTGCATTCCGCAACTATGCCAGTAGACTGCCTGAAGTTTACTCGGGTCATCCCAACAGAATTGAACGTTACAACCAGTATGAGAACATGGACATGGACTCAGAAATCAACGCCTGCTTGGACATTATTGCAGAGTTCTCCACACAGCTAAACGAACAGAACGGCACGCCGTTTGAAATTGACTATCAAGACAAACCCACTGATCACGAAATTGAAATCATCCGCAAGCAGATGAAACAATGGGTGAAACTGAACAAGTTAGACCAGCGCATATTTAAACTGTTTCGTAACACCATCAAGTATGGTGATCAAGTGTTTGTGCGTGATCCAGAAACATTTGAAATGATGTGGGTGGACATGAGTAAAGTTGCCCGGGTGATTGTGAACGAATCAGAAGGCAAGCGTCCCGAACAGTATGTGATTCGTGACATCAATCCCAACTTCCAGAACATGACTGTGGCTGCAAAGACTACCACAGACTACATGACCAATCCTGTAACAGGATCAATTTCTGGCAGCTCTAACTATACCATGCCCAATGGCGGCACAGGTGGTGGTGTGGGCAACAGCCGCTTTATGACAGCCATGAACGAAGTTTGTTTGGATGCCAAGCATGTGGTGCATATGAGTCTGAATGAAGGCTTGGACACATTTTGGCCATTTGGCAAAAGCATCTTAGAAAACATCTACATGGTGTTCAAACAAAAGCAATTGCTGGAAGATGCTGTTTTGATCTATCGTGTGCAACGTGCTCCAGAACGTAGAATCTTCAAGATTGACGTGGGCAACATGCCGTCACACTTGGCCATGCAGTTTGTGGAGCGTGTGAAGAACGAAATGCACCAACGCAGAATTCCCACTGTTACTGGTGGCGGAAACAACATGATGGATTCAAGTTACAACCCGCTATCTATCAACGAAGATTACTTCTTTCCCCAAGGGCAAGACGGACGTGGCTCATCAGTTGAAACACTACCAGGCGGCCAGAACTTGGGTGAAATTGACGATTTAAAGTATTTCAACAACAAAATGGCTCGTGGTTTGCGTGTGCCATCAAGCTATTTGCCTACCGGACCAGACGACTCAGACCGCGTGACAAGTGACGGAAAAGTAGGCACAGCCCTTATCCAAGAGTACAGATTCAACCAGTATTGCGAGCGTTTGCAAGCCTTAATTGTGCAGAAATTAGATGACGAATTCAAGATGTTCTTGAAGTGGCGCGGGTTTAATATTGACTCTAGCCTGTTCAACATTAAATTTAATGCACCACAAAACTTTGCAAGTTATCGTCAGAGCGAGCTAGACAACACTAGAATCCAAGCATTTACATCATTAGAACCGTTGCCTTACATGAGCAAACGTTTTATGCTAGAACGTTTCTTGGGCTTGACCGAAGATGAAATTCAGCAGAACGAAGAAATGTGGCGTGAAGAACATGATGACGTTGATGCACCTGCTGTGGCCGGTAGCGACTTGCGGGCTGTGGGTGTAACACCAAGTGGTATGGAAGCTGATATTGCTACTGGTGAAGAAATGGCTGCTATGAATCAACCAGGTGCAGAAGGCATGACAGGTCCTGGAGCAGCACCTCCGGCAGCCGGACCGGGCGCACCTGGAACGTTATAAATAACAACATGCTACTGACAGAAATCTACAATCAACAGCCTCAAGCCTATCAGGACTTGAGTCAAGACAACAGTCAATTGCAACTCAACGACTTGCGTAAGACTCGCTTGACCTTGCGCCAGTTAAACAAACTGCGCAAAATGAACGACATCCGTTCAGTAGAATTCAAAGACAAACTCAAATTGATACGTAAACAGTATCAACCCCCAGCACAACCCTTAGCCTAATCAGACGGCGAGAAAAAACAGCCGTTTTGAGGGTTAAACACTATAGTTTTTGACTGTTATATTAAATAACAGCACACTTTACCTATAGGAGTTTACCCAATATGAACCGTTTTGAACAATTGATTGAATACGTCATCAATGACGAAGAACAAAAAGCCCGCGAACTTTTTCACGACATTGTTGTGGAAAAAAGCCGCCAAATTTATGAAAACTTAATGGCTGAAGAAGCTGAAGAAGACCTAGACGAAGCTGCTGAAGAGGAGCTGGACGAAGCTGAAGAAGACGACCTTGACGAAGGCATGGCCATGGGCGGAGACGCTGCTGATGACCTGATTGACAACGTCGAAACCGAAGAAGAAATGAGCATGGAAAGCGAAGATGACGCTGATGCTGAATTTGACGACGAAGCTGAAGAAGCTGGCGACGACTTAACACACGACATCGAAGGCATGCACGACGAAAGCGAAGCTGCTACCAAAGACGACATTATGAATTTAGAAGACAAACTGGACCAGTTGATGGCCGAGTTTGAAGCTGCCATGGGTGGTGACGACATGGGCATGGGCGATGGCGATGGATTTGGTCCAGACGAAGGTGGCGATGCCATTGAAATGGACGACACTGGCGAAATGGAACCCGGCATGATGGAAGCCATCAGTTTAAAAGCTGCTCCAAAGCCAGTTACTGCTGAACAAGGCAACGGCAAAGCAGGTCCTGTAGCATTTAACTCAGGCGCAGCTGGTATGGCCAGCAAGCCAGTACACACTGGTGCAAACGAAGGTGGACGTCATGACACCTCTGCTTACAGCAACAACACAAAAGAATTGATTGGCAAAGTGGGTAACACACCTGCTCAGTCAACTCAAGGTCTTAAGCCTGCTACCAAGCCACATTTGGGCCAAGCACCAGGCGTGAACAATACCAGCCCTCTGCCACGTGGTCGTAAGGGTTAATTAGATGTCATCTAGATACCTGAGAGAAGATCTCACTTTTAGCCAAGCCAACATCCAAGTTTTGGAAGAAGCTGATGTTGGCGGCAAAAAGCATCTCTATCTCAAAGGCATTTGCATTGAAGGCGACAAGAAGAATGCAAATGAGCGTATCTATCCTCGACACGAAATTATCAAGGCAGTTGAAACCATCAACGAACAGATCCGTAACGGTAACTCCGTTTTAGGTGAAGTGGACCATCCAGATGATCTCAAGATTAACTTGGATCGTGTGTGTCACACAGTTGAAGGCATGTGGATGGACGGACATGCTGGTTGCGGCAAGTTGAAAATTCTGCCAACCCCAATGGGTGAATTGATAAAGACACTGTTGACATCAGGCGTGAAGCTGGGTGTTAGCAGTCGTGGATCAGGTAATGTTGATGACAGAACAGGACATGTAAGTGACTTTGAAATCGTCACTATAGATGTGGTTGCCCAACCCAGTGCTCCTAATGCGTATCCTACAGCAATCTATGAAGGTCTCATGAACATGAGA